CCTGCCATGCCTGAACATTGTAAGGTGCCTGGTGATAGTGTCGCTAGTTATCGTAAATATTATATAATAGAAAAAAGAAGATTTGCTACCTGGAAGGCACCTGCTAAAATGCCAGATTGGTACAAACAAGGAGTAGATAATGACAGTAGAGTTTAAACCTTTAAATAATTTTGTTCTTATTGATTATGGTGAGGCAAAAAAAGCTGAAGACAAAACAAAAGGTGGTATTATTTTAACTACCAATGAAAGACCACAACAAGGTACAGTTGTTGCCTGTGGTGATGGTAAAAAAATTGGTGATGGTGAGAGAGTGCCAATGACCGTAAAAGTTGGTGATGAAGTTAAGTTTGCCCATATGTCAGGTAGAGAAATAAAAGTAGATGGTAAAGAATACTTTTTAATGCCTGAAACTGATATACAAGGTATACTAGAGAAGTAAAATGGCTTTCAAGTGGGATGGTAAAACTAGGGTAAGTAATGATACATACAGAGAAAACTTTGATCGTATATTTAAAACTAATCCTATGGCCAAAGAAGTTAGAACACCAAAGTATAAACAAAAGGTAGTTAAACCTAAAAAAGGCAAAGGTAGTTTTACTAGAAAGAAATAATTATGGATTATGAAGAAATGGAAAAGTTGTCTTTAGAAGAATCTAAAAGGCAAACAAAAGAACGTAAAGAAGCAAGTCTAAATATGATAAGACCATTTACATTTGACGAGAAAAAAATGTTATGGGACGGTTTAAGGGAGGATAAACATGGCGATAAGTGACTATAGTAGCCACGATTGGCGTAAACATACAGACGAGGCAATTGTGATGGACAAGGGTACAAACATATTAAAGGTAAATGATTGTAAGGTGATGTTTACCGACCCTAAAGATAACAAACCATATGAGGTAGAACTATCTCGTTTGATTAGGGTATTTGTTAACAACATAAGTGACCACAGGAGAAGCGTAAAATGATAAAAGAAGCATTGATAAAAAAACTAGAAGGTGATATAGAAGTTGCTAAAGTAGATTTAAGAACTTTCTTAGCACAACCAATTGGTGTTGCTGAACATATTGATTATGTTATGACAGCAGAAAAGAAATTAGATTCTCTAGCTCATGCTGAAGATAAGTTAGAATCTTTATTAAAATTATAATGAAAAATATAATAGACCCAAAGAATCCACATACTGTAGGTAAGAGTGCTTGGAATTTAGGTAATCATATATTGATTATCTGTTTTGTTATGGCGCTTGTATTTGTGGTTTATAATTCATACTAATGCCAATCTATACATTTTATAACAAAAAGACCAAAAAAGAGTTTGACGAAATGATGTCAATATCTGAAATGGAAGAGTATAAAGAGAAGAATCCACACATATCACAGGTAATTACAGGCCTAAATATTGTAAGTGGTGTAGGTAGTATAAAACAAGACGGAGGATGGAAAGATAACTTAAGCAGAATTGCTGAGGCACATCCTAAAAGTGCTTTAGCAGATAGATATAGTAGAAAAACTATTAAACAACAAAAAACAGAGCAAGTATTAGCTAAACATAGGAAAAGGAAGAAATAATGGCAGACGATATACCAGATTTTATGAGAGGTTTTGACCTTGATGATGATTGGGGTATGACGCCAGTTTCATCAACACCTGAAGAAAAACCAAGTGTTGACCCGAAGATAGTTGAAGACAGTAAATTAGAAATCTCAAAGGTAAAAACAGACGTTAAAGACATCAAAAGTATGATGAATGAGATAATGCAAATTGTTGCTGATAAAGAAACAGTAACAAAAGAAGTAACAGATGAAACGGTAAAGGCAAGATTTAAAGACATAGAAAAGATTGTGTTACCGTTTTTATACAATTTAAGCAAGAGTGAAGAACCATATATACATTGGCCTAACAGAGGACCAATTATAAAAGGACAGATAGAGAAAATATTAAAACTTACAAGGGGATAATATGAACTTAAAAGAACAACATAAAGAAATGAAAAGAGAAGTTGAAATATTAGAACAGAAACGTAGATCAGACAGAGGTAGCGTTTCGTGGCAGATGATTAAAGACGCTAAGAAGCTTAAATTAAAAGCAAAGGAAAGATTAAATGAAATTAAGCAATAACTTTAGTTTAAAAGAAATGACAGCCTCACAAACAGCTGTTCGTAAGGGTATTAGTAATAACCCTAGCGAAGACCATATGAATAGTTTAAAAGCTTTATGTGAAAATGTTTTACAAAAAGTAAGAGATCATTATGGTAAAGTAGTTACGGTGTCCAGTGGGTATCGTAGTCCAGAGTTGTGTGAAGCCATAGGCTCAAGCAAAAATTCACAGCACGCTAAAGGCCAGGCGGCCGATTTTGAGGTGTTTGGATTGAGTAACGCTGAGTTGGTAAAATGGATCAGTGAGAACTGTGAATTTGACCAGATGATTTTGGAGTTTCACAATTTTGATGAACCTAATTCCGGGTGGGTACACTGCTCGTATAGGTCAGATGGTGAAAACCGTAAGCAGATATTAAGAGCTTACAAGAATGAAAGTAATAAGACTTGTTATGAGTCTTATGTACCTAGCTGAAAAGAAGATAGGGAAGAGTTGAGAAACGATCCCGAAAAGATAAAAAACCACATGTTAGATTACCGGTCTAATTAGGCTTGACTTTTATTGTAAATGATGATATATTGGAGATATTATGACTAAAAAATTTAATTTTGTTGATTTAGATAAATCAAAACTGCCTAAAACCAAAGGTAAACGAATTGATGGTTTTAGATTCTATGACATAGAGGGTAAGAACTATCCCTCTGTTACAACCGTACTTGGTATTCTTAAAAAAGAAGGCCTACAAAAATGGCGAGATAGTATTGGTGAAAAGGTGGCTCAGTGGGAAATGGGCAGAGCTTCTCGTAGAGGTAAAGCTACTCATACACTAGTAGAACAATATATTAAGAACGAAACACCGTCTATACGTGACGTGTTACCATTAGGTTTATTCAAACTACTAAAACCATACGTAGATCAGATTGACAATATACATTTGCTAGAGGCAATCATGTTTAGTCATAAACTTACAATTGCTGGTCAAGTTGATTGTGTGGCAGAGTACAATGGTAAGTTATCAGTGATAGATTTTAAGACGGCCAACAAGGAGCGACAAGAAAGCTGGATTGAGAATTACTTTTTACAAACGGCTGCCTATGCCATTATGTACGAAGAAACTTTTGGTACTCCTATTGAGCAATTAGTCGTTATGCTGGCTAGTGAAGATGGCACATCACAAATATTCGTTAAGAACAGAGCAGATTACGAAAAAGAACTGGTCAAAGCGATTGATGGTTTTTATAAATATTATGAAGAACTAAACAAAGATAAGATCAAGCAAGACTAACGCCCATATCTTATTAAAAGATATGAAAAAACTATTAATCTTAATCTGTCTATTGTGGACTACAATCACTTACGCTGAAGTAACTAGCAAATACAATCTATACATGATGCAATATCCTATGATGTGTGGGTTACCAGATGACGTTGACAGATACATCAAAGACAATAAATTTACTGCTATCAATGTAAGTTTTGGTAAAGAAAACGCCAATGAGAATGGCGATATAGTATTTGCCATCACGTATTACATTAACGATAAACACCAAACCTTGGCAGTGGCAGAAACACCAGCAGATCCATATAAGTGTATGATATTTCATACCTTTGATATGGTAATGAACAACAATCTATTAGGAACAGACACATAAGCTTGACTTTTTAGGTCAGTTATGTTATATTGGAAATGTTATATAACGTAGAGGTGGCGAAATCTAGCGGTAGTACCCACCTCGTATTAGAAAGTGAAAAATGAATAGTAAAGAATTTAGTTTAAAGATTGAGAACATGGTCAAAGAGAAAAAATGTTCTTACATGGAGGCTGTAATATTATATTGTGAAGAATTAGAGATTGATCCTTCTACAGCAAAACCCTTAATATCAAAATCATTAAAAGAAAAGATTAAATTAGAAGCAACTAATTTGAGAATGTTAAAATATCCGAAGTGTGGACAATTACCAATATGATAGACGAATTATTAAAAGACATAAAAGATTTAAGAGATGAAATGTTATCAGTAAACTGGCCTGCTCAGAGATTAAGTAATATTATATTGAAGTATGAAATGAAATTACAAGATAAAAAAAACAAAGAAAAAAAAGAAGATGAAAGAGTTTGATTATAGCATTGATTATAAACATTTAAAATTTAAACCTAATGATACTAGATACAGAATAGGTAGAGGTGAGCAAGGTGTTTTATTAGTAAGACCATATACAGATGATATATGTAAACACTGGCGATTTAAAACTCTCAAAGAGGCCATAGTATCATCACAAAAAATATTTGACATGTATTTAGATTACAGAATAAGAAAAGATTTTGTTGGTATGGATATGTGTAGAAAGTTTTTAGAAATGGGTTTTACAAGAGCAAGAAGATATGCCAATCACAAAGACGGTAATAAATATGGTAAAGATGGTAAAGTATTGCCACAAGAGCCTGATTGGGCGACAAGTGAAAAGGCAAAGGCAGCCACAAGATTTAGAGAGTTTAGAAACCTTGTTACCACAGATGAGTTTTATATAAGTATGAGAAAAGAATGGCGAGATAAAGAGAATGTACGGAGGGTATGATGTATTTAAAGTGTATCTTGGAGTTAAACTACACTTCACAACCAAAACATACGATTATGTTAAATATGAGGGAAAGGTCAACTGTAAACTAGAAACATTTACGAAACGAAACGATAGATATTTCTTTCACAAGTTGAGTAAACAATATGGACAAACTGATATACTTGATTTCTTTGTTGCTAACTTTGCTTCAGATAGCAAGGGATGGATTGGTAATTTGTTACAAAGAGATGGTAAAGATGTTTACTTGGATTATAAAAAACGGAAAGAAGCCTTTAGCTACCACTTTAGAAACGATTGTGTACGTATTGCTGATGACTTCAATGCTAACAATATTCGTTTTGATGATGGTTTCTTATGCCATAATGGACAACATCCTAGACTTTTACGCCTACATCTACAAAAAAGAGCGTCTAAGCAAACCCTCATTGTGCTTGACCAAATCTTATCGTTTAGCAAAAATTGGAGTAAAGAGATTACCGAGAAAGTTGTCTGGCCTAAAATCTCATATACGCTTACCAAGTTAAAACCATTTGTTACGTTTAATGAAACAGAATGTAAAATGATTATGAAAGAGGTATTTGTCAAGTGAAAGAACATTTAATGGTACAACAACAAGTTAAGAATGTGTGGCAACATATGGTGGGTGTCATATGCCTAAATCTCACAAATAGAAAACAAGTTAAAGAAGTCTTACCTAAATTATTTGAGAAGTATCCTAATCCTACTAAATTTTTGATAGGCAATATTAAGACACAAAAAAGAATGTTAGCACCTCTAGGCATGATAAGTGTTAGATTAAAAAGATTAAGAAAAATGAGTAGAGATTTTATAAAGTGGGATGGTGAGAACGCTTTAGACTTATATGGCATTGGTAAATATGGTAGTGATAGTTATAGAATATTCTATAAGAATGAGGTGCCAGAAAACGTACAAGATAAAGAATTGAAAAGGTATTTAAGTGAAAAGAGTTTTTTGTATAGGTAATGGTGAGAGTAGGCAAAGTTTAGACTTACTACAATTAAAACCACATGGTATAATATATGGTTGTAATGCCTTGTATAGAGATTTTACACCAGATGTATTGACGGCAGTTGATATGGGTATCTCACACGAAATATATCATAGTGGTTATGCTTACAACAATCAATGCTATTTTAGAAACTGGTCAAAAGTGCCTGCTGAACTGTATGATAATATGGTCAAGGCTGGTGCTTCAGATGATGACTATGAACTGGCAAAACAAGAAGATGTATTTTTAACAAATGAGAAAACACCAGAAACAAATCAGTTTGTAATGCATGGCTCAACTGTTTCAGGTGCCGTTACAATATTAAAAAGAGATAAATCAAAACAAAGAAAACATATACAACAAAAGGCAATCAAAATATCTTGGTGTAAAGATAACGATAAGTCTAATTGTATCAATGATATATTACACGAAACAAAAGACCATGGTTGGGCGTGTGGCCCTACTTCAGCCTATATTGCCTGTACAAGAGAAGAACCTGAAGAAGTATATTTGGTAGGCCACGATTTAAATAGTCAAACTAATCTCGTAAACAATATGTACAAAGGCACACCTCATTATGTTACAGATAAGAGTTTACCAACACCTAGTGTAAATTGGGTGGTACAGTGGAAACAGGTGTTTTGGGACTATAATGGTAAGAACAAAAACCATAGAGTGAGATTTATAAAGGTAAATCCAGACCTACGTAATACAGACCCCGTAAATGCTCCACCATTAGAATGGGATGGTACGGTGACCAATCTGGAGTATATGAATATGAAAGACTTCCGAAAGAAGTTTAATATCAAATGAGCATTGACTTTTTAGTCAGGCTGTGTTATATTAGATGTTATGTTTGATGAAATAATTTATAAAACATTAGATAAGATTGTGGAGTGGTGTGAACGATACAGAAAATATAGATTGACAAGGTCTCTACCAAAAGAATGCTGGGACGAAGAAGCAAATAGGGCTGGCATAAAAAAGTGGGTAAAGCAACAAGAAAGTCTTATAAATAAAAATGATACCGTTAATACAGGTAACACAAATACAACGAATACAAAGTAATAAGGAGAAAATATGGACTTTGAAACATTAAAAAGCTCGTCAAGTAATTTTGACAAACTTACAAAAGCACTAGAGCAAAACCTTGCTCCAGAAGATCAACAAAACAAAAACAAATACCAAGATGACAGGTTCTGGAAACCTGAACTAGATAAAACAGGTAATGGTTATGCTGTTATCAGATTTTTGCCGGCAGTTGAAGGCGAAGAACTACCTTGGCAAAGAGTATGGTCACATGCCTTCCAAGACAAAGGTGGCTGGTATATTGAGAACTCTCTAACAACACTAGGTCAAAAAGATCCTGTGTCAGAGGAGAACACTAGACTTTGGAACACAGGTTTAGATAGTGATAAAGAGATAGCTAGAAAAAGAAAAAGAAAGTTATCTTACTATTCTAACATTATGATTGTGTCTGATCCTAAACATCCAGATAATGAGGGTAAAGTATTCTTATTTAAGTTTGGTAAAAAGATATTTGATAAGATCACTGAAGCGATGCAACCTGCTTTTGATGATGAACAACCAATCAACCCATTTGATTTTTGGAAAGGTGCTAACTTTAAACTAAAGATCAGAAAAGTTGATGGCTATTGGAATTATGATAAATCAGAGTTTGAGGGTGTGTCAACACTTGCTGAGCAAGATGACAAGATCAAAGAAATTTGGTCAAAACAACACGCTCTAAAACCTTTCCTTGACCTTAGTAATTTTAAGACCTATGATGAACTCAAAGAGAAACTGAATAGGGTAATTACAGGTGATAGAAACGCTAGCACTGTAGAAAATGCAAACCTCCCGCCAAAATCTACAGCGCCAGTGAAAAGCGAACCAGTTGCCTCTTCAGCGGCTAGTGACGAAGACGATACGTTGTCTTACTTTAGTAAATTAGCTGAGGAAGAGTAATCTATCTCTCTCTAAACTGAAAGCTTTAAGGGGCCGTTAGAAATAACGGCCTCTTTTGTATTTTTAGCGTATAAATATAGTTATGGCAAGTATCCTAGATCCGCTAGTAGATAAACAAGGTGGCATAAAGAAGTCAGCAAATTGGTATAGAACTAATGTTCAATCAATGGCTGACAAATTTACAGCCAGAAAGTTGATGAATCAAGGCAGGTTATTAGGCTTACCTAGTGGTGGTAGATTAAATATGTTTTTCTATGACCCTAAAGGTAAGAAGAAATTACCTTACTATGATACGTTTCCGTTAGTATTACCTCTGGAATCAATTAAAGGTGGTTTTATGGGTATGAACTTTCACTACTTGCCCTACTTGTTAAGATTTAAATTACTAGAGAGAATGCAAAAGTTTTCTACAGGTGGTTTTGATAGAATGACAAGATTGGACGCCAACTATAATGATGTAAAGAAAATTGGCCTAGTAAGACCAACAATTAAAAAGTATCTTTACAATCATGTTCAATCTCGTTTTTTAAGAATAGATTTTGACGAGGCAGTATTGGCAGCTTACTTACCAGTACAACAATTTAAAAAGGCAAGCGAAAGCAAAGTGTGGTCAGACAGTAGGAGAATGATCTAATGGCAATATTAAGAGGTGGTCGTAGAATAGGTAACTTTGATATAAGAGTTGGTATACCTAGAGATAGGTCACTACAAAATGTATTAGGCGATCCTAGATTAAAACAAAGAGCAGGTGGTAATCCTGAATCTACAATAGGTAGATTTATGGGTAAAGTTGCTGAGGGTGAAGGCTTTG